TAGCTGATGAAGCTATGCGTCGTGGTTATTATTACAGCCCAAGATTACATGTTGATCTTTGGGGTAACAGTTGGGGAAAATGAAATGAGTATTAATCAAATATTATTTGCTTGTGGAGTATGGTTAGTTTTAATAGGTTTAGTGTATCGTCACATTACATTTACTAAAATCAAAGAATGTTATAGCATGTGGTTTACAAGGGAGTATTGGACTGATTATAATACTGTAGAATTTGCCAGTTGGGCGGCTAAGGCTTTTATCATTGTTCCTGGCTTGATCTTTGGCATCAGTATTTGGTGGCTATATTTTTTTACACTTTTCACAAGCCTGACACTTATTTGGGCTAGCGAAAAGAAATTATTGCCAACACTGGTAGGATTTAACACCATATGGGCTTGGATTAGCTGTATGGTATTGGCCCAGCACGTTATAAAATAAAAGGAAAATATGAGCTATCTATTTACAAGTGAAAGTGTTAGTGAAGGCCATCCAGATAAAGTAGCAGACGCTATCAGCGATGCTGTATTAGATTTAATGATGCGTGAAGGCAACCAAGCCTATCGTTGTGCATGTGAAACTTTAGTTACAACAAACCGAGTAATCATTGCTGGTGAATACAAGGGTATTTACAGTCATCAAGAAGTTGAAAATGCCGTGCGCCGTGTGATCCGTGACATAGGTTATGAGCAAGATGGCTTCCATTGGTCTACTGTGGAGATCACTAACTTGATGCATGGGCAAAGTGCAGACATCGCCTTAGGCACTGATACGTTTGGTGCAGGAGATCAAGGTCTAATGTTTGGTTATGCTATCAATGAAACACCAGACCTGATGCCAAGTGCTATTTACTACAGTCATTTGATTGTTAAACGATTAACTGCTGTGCGTAAAAGTGGAGCAGTATGGTTAGGTCCAGATGCTAAGTCACAAGTAACTATGGAATACAATGATGATGGTAGTGTACGTCGTATTGCTAAGGTAGTATGTTCAACACAGCACTCAGCTGAGATAGCTATTGAAGATGTATGTGAACAAGTTAAGACTATTATTGACACAGTTCTACCAGACAATCTGATTGATGCCAATACAGAATACTTAATTAACCCAACTGGCAGATTTGTAATTGGTGGTCCAGATGGTGACACTGGCCTGACTGGACGTAAGATCATCGTTGACACATATGGTGGTTATAGTCCACACGGTGGCGGCGCATTCAGTGGTAAGGATCCTACTAAGGTAGATCGTAGTGCTGCTTATATGGCTCGTTATCTTGCTAAGAATATCGTGGCAAGTAAAGGTGCCCACAAAGCTACTGTTCAACTCAGTTATGCCATTGGTGTTAAAGAACCCACTAGCCTGTTTGTTAAGACAAACCTGGGTATCGAGTTTGATAACACTATTACTCAGTGGATACGTGAAAATGTTGACCTTACACCAGCAGATATCATAAATAGATTTGAGTTGTTCCGCCCTATCTATAGCGAAACAACCAACTATGGACACTTTGGTAAGGCTAATTTGCCATGGGAAGAGTTAGATTTATTCAAGGATTAATATGATAAAGAAAATAATTAATAGCTTATTTGGCAGTAACCCAGAACCCGCAGTTATCAAAGAACAAAAAATCAAAAAGACTCCTAAAGAATTAGCTACAGAACGTGATGAACCCTGGGTAGAAGTATTAAGTATGGATATCGATAAAGATAATCCAGGAAATGGTGCTTTTGAATTAGATTGGAATGACAAATTTTTATCCAATTTAATACGTTCTGGATACCAAGGTAAAACAGATCAAGACATAGTAGATAATTGGTTCAAATCAGTATGTCGCAATGTTATACAAGAAAACTTTGAACAAGAGCAAGCTGATCCAGAAATTCGTGCCAGTAACCGCCGTGATTTAGGTGATGGTAGAACGGAAGTAAGTTGATCCTGTATGTCAATGGTGACAGCCACAGTGCTGGTGCTGAAGCGGTAAATTCATTTGCTTTCGCAAATGATGATCCACAGTACAAATATCTAGGAAGAGTTCCTCATCCTGATAACTTATTCGTTAGTTATAGTAATATCCTAGCAAAAAATCTTTCAGCTGAATTATATTGTGATGCCGAAAGTGCTAGCAGTAATGATCGTATTATCCGCACTACTAAACATTATCTTGAAAATAATCGTCCAGATTTGATCGTAATTGGGTGGAGCACTTGGGAACGTGAAGAATGGTTATACGAAGGCCAACGTTGGCAGATAAATGCAGGAGGCATTGGTAAAGATTGGCCCGATGCTGTCAAGCAACAATATAAACATTGGGTGACAAATATCGATCATAAACAAAAACAGCGTGAAACACAAGAGAAAATATATCAGTTGCATCAAGACTTGAGTAATATTCCCCATTTGTTTTTTAATACATATTCTTCATTGAAATTGGCCGATAAAATTAATTGGCAAGCAAGTTATCTAAATCCCTATGATGATGCTCAAACCTATTATAATTGGTTAAAGGATAAAAATATAAAAACAGTTGACCCAAATAATTATCATTTTGGTGCAGACGCACATCAAATGTGGGCTGATCATTTGACAAAAATCATAAATGAAAGTATAATAACTAAATGAGATATCTATTAGTTGATACCGCAAACACATTCTTTAGAGCCCGACATTCAGCACATCGCCAAAGTGATACTTGGGATAAGTTGGGTTTTGCTATCCACGTAACCCTAGCTTCAGTAAACAAATCATGGCGTGATCAAAAGGCCGATCATGTTATATTCTGTTTAGAAGGACGCAGTTGGCGCAAAGACTTCTATGAACCTTATAAGAAAAACCGTAGTGTAGCCCGTGCGGCTCTTACTGAAAGCGAAGCAGAAGAGGATAAATTATTTTGGGAAACCTTTGATAACTTAAAAACATTTGTCGCAGAAAAGACTAACTGTAGTGTTCTACAACACGGTGAATTAGAAGCTGATGATTTAATTGCAGGCTGGATACAAAGTCATCCAGATGATCATCATACAATCATATCCAGTGATACAGACTTCTATCAGCTCTTAGCAGACAACGTTAATCAATACAATGGTATCAGTGATGAGCTCCATACGCTGAAAGGTATCTTTGATAAGAAAGGCAAACCGGTCATAGACAAAAAGACCAAAGAAGCTAAGAAGATACCCAACCCACAGTTTATACTTTTTGAAAAGTGTATGCGTGGTGATCCTACAGACAATGTATTTTCTGCATTTCCAGGCGTGCGCACTAAAGGTAGTAAAAACAAAGTAGGTCTTGAAGAAGCCTATAGTGACAAAGATAAGAAAGGTTATAATTGGAACAACATGATGTTACAACGTTGGGTTGATCACAATGGTGTAGAGCATCGTGTGTTAGATGACTATGAACGTAATCGTATTCTAGTTGATCTAACAGCACAACCAGATGCGATAAAGATTAAGATGGCAGAGACTATTGCGGCCGCACAAGTACCCAAGAACATGCCCATGGTAGGTGCACAGTTCTTAAAGTTCTGTGGCAAGTATGATCTAGTTAAATTGAGTGAGAATGCTAGCAACATGGCCGAATGGATGATGGCTAGCTATCCACAGAAAGACTATGCATGATAGCAGATGGCAAGTTTCTCTCATTAGACCTAGAACTTAATCAACCGTCAGGAAAGATCATACAGGTTGGTGTAGCCATAGGTGATAAGAACACACGTTTTGAAGACTATGTGGTCCGTAAATGGTATATAGATCCTCAGGAGCCTATCAGTGAATTCATCAATGATCTGACAGGTATAACTGACGGTGACATACGTGCAGAAGCATATAGCCATGAACATGTTGCCCGTGAGCTCAGTGAACTAATTAAAGAGCATAAATGCTTTATCAACCCAGTGACCTGGGGTGGTGGTGATAGTGTGGAATTACTAGCAGAATTCTGCAAAAACCATGCCGATTTCCCGCATTTTGGCCGTCGTTGGATCGATGTTAAGACCTGGTACACATACTTGATGCTGACCCGTGGTAAACAGCCCAGTGGTGGATTGAGTTCAGCTATGGGATACTTTAAACTTCATTTCAAAGGACAGGCACACAGGGCAGATGTAGATGCGGCTAATACCCTAGCATTGTTTTTCAAACTGCTAGAGCGTCAAGCCCGGTTAGAAAGTATATTGGACAGTGCAAAAACTATTTGACTTTAATCAAAAACCTAAATATAATATAGTATGAATGAAGAAATCAAGAAATTAGCAGAACAAGCAGGTTTACCTACTCACATAGGTTGGTGTTATGGTAAAAACATTGAACACTTCTATCGTCTAGTTGGTGAACGTTGTGCTGACATGTGTGGTAGCCAAGGTGATCAAAAGAATATACGACGTCATTTTGGTCTAGACTACAATGATGGTCCTAGCCATTATCAGAGTAAAAGACATCAGGAAACACAGTATGACTGGAGTAAACATTACATTGAGGAAAAGAAATAATGAGTTGGATTATAGATAAAACGTTCGAATTTTGCTACGGTCATCGTGTTTGGACACAGAAACTAAACGGTGAATATGCCGCAGACTTGAAGTGTGCTTGCCGTCACCTGCATGGACATGAAGGTAAGATGCAGGTATATCTAAAGAGCCTAGATGGTAATTTAGATGCTACTGGTATGGTTACAGATTTCCGACATCTTGAATGGTTGAAGAAATGGATCAATGAATATATTGATCATCAGTTTGTATTAGATAAGAGTGATCCATTATACAATCAAATCATTGGTGATCGTAAATTGGTTCCGGTATTAGTCCCAAACACAGACTATGTAGCAGGTTGGCAGTTAGACTTAACAGGCCTAGATCCTAACACACCAGAGTATGAATACTATGAAGGATTTATGATCGTAGACTTTGTTCCAACAAGTGAAAACTTATCTAGTTGGATGGCAGAACT